TGTGTTTTGTGGTGTGGTATTGTATGAGTATCAGCCAAGGAATGGAAAAGGATGGAAAGTAAAAATGAAGAAAATTGTGTCGGCAGATGTTTGAGAATTATCTTAAGGATTGTGGGCTTGATTCGCGTTGGTGGGATTGTGTTGAGGCCGCTGAGTTGATGGTTTGTTGGCTTGCGGCTCATGATTATGAGATTTCTCGTCGTTTTGCTGATTGGCCTGTTGGGGTTCGTTCGCGCATTGTTTCTTCGACGGTTTTTTGTGCTAGGTGGAATGTTCCTTTTGAAAAAAGTGAAGGTGATAGGTAATGTGGCATTATTTTACTGTTGTTGACTCGTATACGGGGTTGGACCGTGGTTTTCGGTGGCGTGAGGCGGTTTGCGATTACTGTGGGGTTGATTATCAATTTCAATTGTATGATGGTATGTGTGGCCGCTGGGTTCCGGTGAGGGACTTTGTTGACGTGGATGAGGGGTTTGAGTATTGTCGTGATTTTGATTTTAAGGAATTTTATAGGACTTATGGTGAAAGGTTTGTGTGATTAAGATGTTTAGGGTTAAGGCTGTTGTTATTGAGTCTGAGAATCAGTTTTGCCCTGTTTTTCTTGATACTGGAGATGACCCGGTTCTTTATAAGGCTCATGGCGGTATTGATGCTGAGGCGGCTCTTCGTGAGGTTCTTGAATATGTGTATGGTGACTGTGATTTTGATTATGTGTGCATTAGGGAGGATAATGGTTGGCATATATATGATGTTGAGGTGATTGATGACCCTGTTTATGAGTGAGGTTGATGTCTGAGTAGGGGTTTTGAGCTAGGATATGGAAAAAGCCCTCTAGGTTATATGCCTAGGGGGCTTTTGGGTTTCACGTCTCAAGTGGTAATCAGTTTTGGCGTAGTGGGTTGTATGCTACTCCGAACCCGCCGGCAATGATACCGGCCGCAGTGCTGATGAATCCGCCGATATCGGCATGTCCGAAGCTCATGAGGCCCAAACCGGCCACGGATGTGATTAAAGCGATAATGTAGATGATAGTGCGCACGGTGTCGTTGAAGACTGGCGTGTAGCCGTCTGCGTGCTTGGCTTTGTCTACGTTCGCACTCCAAGCGTTGAGCACTTTGTCGATGTCGGTGTTGGATAGTTTTTTGACATTTAGTGTAGGGTCTGTCGTTGGGTCGATTGCTGTGTTTGTGGTGGTGTTTTGGTTTGTCATGATTCCTTCTTTCATTTACTTCAAGGCTTCTTCAAGTCGGGTGGCCCACGGTGCTGTCTTGCTTCCCAGGGCGAAGCATGGCAAGGTGCGCCCGCACTGTTTGGCGACTATTTGCAAGGCTTTTACTTGGTCTGGGTGTGTCAGATTATGGATTCGCTGGCCGTCAAAATAGACCAGACGGCTTTCTCCATTGGGTTGGATGATACACTGCATCATATCCTCCTCGTTAGTGTTAGTGTCGAATGTTGCTTGTAATAGTTGGTTTGCTTTGTTGATTACATAGTTGACGTCAAGGCCATTGACGGCCTTGTCGGGACAACCGTAGTGATCCGTGCCGGGTATTTCACGGTGCAACCACACGTTTCCGTTGAGTCCGTCATACCACAGGCGATTCCAGCCTTGACGGCGCGCGATATCGGCGCACAGGCGGGCTGAAGCGTCCATACACGCGCGCGTGCAAGGTATGCCAGCCATGCCGCCTTGATGTTCGATGCTTACGGTGCTGTTGTTGCTCGCATGGTTCGCGTCACTCCAACTGCCGTCGCTCTCGCTTACATACTGGTGTATCTCGCCGTTGCCTCCGATACCGTAGTGGGCTGAAGCGCCTCCGGCGTGTTGAAAAACGCTGTCGGTGCCAACGAGGGTTCCGACCATGATATGCAGGGTGATGTGGCTTATGGTGTAGCCGTTGCGTCCGTTGTAGTGATTGGGGGATCCTATCCATGTAATGCCGTTCATGGTTACTTCCTAATCTTCTTCCTTACCATCGTTGTCCTTCCTGTCAATGTTGAAAATGTCGAGAATATTCGACCCCTTTAAATTAGGGTTGATTTTCACACAGTTTTCCATGATTGAGGTGATTTCAATCATGCAAATACCTGCACATACTGGTATGAACACGGGTAATTCGATTCCCAGATTGATGTAATCCGAACCGTATTCCACAATCAACGCCACACAGATTATCGCAAGGTAGGCGAATTTATGCCCGAGCCCCTGCCTCATTCTCTCACTGGACAGTTCGCCGTGCATAATCGCATTGACCACACCGGTAATGTAGTCGATGAGCACCAATAAAAACACAATGCCGATAACGATTAACTCATGGGTTGGCATGATGTTTCCTCTCATTTCTTTATACCTGATTGTTGCAACAAGCCGCCAAGAATCATGCTGAACTCCGCTTTGATTTGCGGTGTTTCAAAACGCAGTCGCCCGACGCGGTAGGCGTTCAGTATTTTCTGCGTCATATCGTCGGAACGTTTAAGCATGATGCAATCATTATCTACCAGTCGGTAATCAAACGTAAAATCCCTAGTGATTTTCGGCTGTTTTTTGGTGATTATATATAGTACTTCATCGGTATCGCTTAATTGTTGATATACGTTGAAAATACCGTATTCCGTGGTTTTCAGTGTGAACGCATAACCGGCGTTGCTGAAATCACTGATGAGGGTATTGGCGTTATCCCTAAAATCATTATTGATTGCATAGTTCGCATAATTTTCATCGTATTTGCGTAGGAACGTGCCGAATTTGGATGTGGCCACCTTGGCGCTGAACCCGCCATAATCGGCCAATTCCACCATGATAAACCCGTCGCAATAGCGCTGGTATTGCGTGTGATTATCCAACTGTGGCTTTAGGTTGATGTTGAATGCCGAAAAATACGGGTTTGCGAGGGTCACGGCGTTACTGCACATGATGACGCGAACCCTGTCATTCCACCGGTCAACGGTATTATAGAATTCCTCAAGTGACGTGACCTCACCTCCAAGGTAACGCATATTATCGGGGAAGATTTCATCGAAAACAATGGTTCGCACTTTGGGGTACGCAACCGATTTGACCTGTCCCGCCTGACTGAGGGCGATGAAATACCCCATGATATGCCATGTGGGGCGTGTCTTGCCGTGTTTGTCCGTGGTGGCGTCCCTGTCATCCAGCCAATGACATTCGGCCTGATTGCCGGATACCCGGAATTCCAGTTCCGGATATTGCTCTGCGATGTCCGCGAACCATGTGCCCTTGTTTTTCTGTTCCTCCGCCGTCCTGCGTAGATAGATGAATTGCCAGCGTTTTTTGATCCAGTCGCCTATGACCAGTTTTTTGGCACCGTAGGTTTTGCCGAGACCGCGCGCGCCGATTACGAACATCCAAGGCGCGTGATAGGATAACACGCGCCCATAATCGTAATAATCGCCCTCGCCTAACAGTCTCTCCATATATATCATTATGGCATGACATACGGACTTTTTAGAAGTTCGGCGGCGCGCTCTTCCCATCCCAGACTGCCAGCAGATTATACACGGTTCGATATCGGCTAGGGTATCGCCCGAAAACGGTATCGTTAAGCAGATTGCCCAGCAAACCGCCCAATGAGGTTGCTTTCGGCAACGCTTCGGCGTATGCCGGGCCTTGATGATATGCCGACGCCCATAGTATCTGCATTTTGATATCATCGTACACGCGGGGGTAGCTGTTATAGTCCGCCTCGAACTGGTTGCGTTGCCCCTGATGTGACTCGGGACGTTGCGCCCATGTTTTGAACGCCGCCGATTCCGCAGACGTCAAGGGGCGTGTAAACGTCCCGCCATTGCCCATGAGTGCCGCTATCTCCGGGCATGTCTTGGCAAACGTCGCGTAGCCTGTCGGATCGGCGGTTTTCATTGCGTTCAAAACGTCCAACCGACGGCCAAACGACCATTGCGCAATCCCGATTCCCTGCATGTTGGCTAATTCCACCGCGTCCCACTGCAATGAGCTTTCCACTGTGCCGATACAGTAGAGCGCGTAACTGCTTTTGCCGTTGCCTGTAGAGGGCGTGGCTTGGCCGCCCGAATCGCCGGGCGCTTTAACACCGCCCTTGGCCGTCCACGTTTGGGCCGTGGCTTTGTAGAAAATCATGGTACCCGCGCCACTGTCGTTGTTGTGGTAATGGTAGATAAGATTGTCGCCCTGTTGTTGTATCCATACGTTACTGCTGGATATGCTACCCGAGTTGTTGGAGCCGGTAGGGTTCGAGCCGCTGTCATTGTCGCCGCCGTCCGGTTTTTTGCGCGGGTGCAAATATCCGATATACGCTTTTTGCAATGGGAGTAGTTTATGCACGCTTGGCTCGGGGTTTTGCGTAATCACGTCGATGGAATCGCCCTGTATCCCATCAACGACAATGGCCACGTGTGTTGACGGATAATTGGGATAGCAGACCTGCCATATGGCTACGTCGCCGGGCATAGGGTTCCATGTGTTATCTTTTTTCTCGAAAATCTCCCCGACTCTTGCGCTTACGGGATGACGTGTGTATAATCCCCCGGCCCAACCGGTCGGGGTGATACAGTCCTGAACACCGCACCCGTACTCGTCCATGCAATACTTGGCCCACAAGTCCCAGCATTGCGGCCCCCAACTGCCATCCATATCCCAAAAGTGGTTCTCGGTCTGTTTCACCCATGTCCTGAAGTCAACTGCCATACATAACAGTATACCCCACCCGGTCGAGTGGGGTATATGTGCTTCACGTGAAACAATTTATTGCCGACTCACGAAAATCACGATATCACGATTCTTCAGCAAGGCGTGAGGATATACATGGCCTGCATGTAGACTGCCGGCTGTACGCCCGACGCCCATGCGTGGTTACCGATATTACGGTATCGCAGATGAACGACATACCGGCTTGTCTGTTCCTCGACCCACCACAGTTCCGTGCTCAAGGGCAGTGGGTTGTCGGTATTCTCGAATGATGTAACCGGGATCACCTGTAGGTTGTTGATGGTCTGTGCGTTATCCGTCTTTGGGATTGGGTACGCCACAGACGCGTTGTTGTCGGTATTGCCGGCGCCGTGCCAAATACCGAACTTCGGTACGGCGCTGAGAGATCCCGTTAGGTGGGTTACCTTGGATTCGACGGTTTCGGTACGGGTTCGCAGACTGCTGATATTGGACGTGTTTGCGCCGATCTGCTGGTTCAGCGCCTGCGCGGTGCCCGAGTATCCGCCCTGTTTGGTGAACGTCACATCTGACTGCGCTTTGGTGTACACGTCGTTGCTGTTCGCCTTGCCTTCGACGCTATCGGACAGGCTCGACACGGTTCCCTGAAGTGCGGTCAGGGCGGTGTTTTCCGCCTTGCCTTCGACGCTATCGGACAATCCCGACACGGTTCCCTGAAGTGCGGTCAGGGCGGTGTTTTCCGCCTTGCCGTTAATGGTGGACATGAGTGCCTGTGCGGTCGGCTCCGAGGTCACGCCGAGCGCGGTGAAATACGATTCCTGCTCGGTAATATCACTCTTATTGGTCTGCGCCAGTGATAGTGCATTGTCTGCCGTGCTTTTCGCCGTATTGGCGGTACTTGCGGCGGTGGTGGCGTCCGTTGCGTTGCGGTACATCTGCGAGTCGATTTTGCTCATATCCGCAGTGTAGTCGCCGCGCCATGACGGTTTATCGTCCGGGCTGTCGCCGAACTGGCTGAGATTATAGTGAGGGGTTTTGTTGATGCTGGCCATTATTATACCTCCTTGACAATGATTCTACGGGGTGACTCGGACGATGCTGTTGTCATCGTCGGAGCGTTATCTATGCAATTGCTCCCGTCGCCGGTGAGGTCATTCGTATGAGTGACGGAGGTCAGTCCGCCCGACTGGGCCGCCGCGTGGATCGCCGCATCGATCTTGGACATGTCGCCGTTATAGTCACCGGTATACGTGGGATGATCATTCTCCGTATACTGGCTTAACTCGTAGTGTTCGGTGTGATTGGTGGCGGTCATGCTCATGCCTCACTGTTCTCAAAATTGGACACTGTGGGGTTACGCTGGACGTATTTGGCGTCCGCGCTATCCGTGGTAAGGTAGACGTCGGCGGGTTTGCCTTCGGGGATGCTCTTGCCGTAGGGGAATTGCGAGCGGCCCGGAAAATCACCCGGCACGCAATTATCCACAGCGGTGGCGCGTAGGTCATACTCGCGGGCCGTCAATCCCAGCGCGTCATATATGGACGCCTCCAATGCCATATTATCGTAATCACTCCAGAATAGGGCGTGATTGCGCGTATTGTCATACATGCCGTCAAGCACGGTCTGCAGGGCGTCCTGTTTGCCGTATGCCGGAGACCACGCCAATCCGGTGGACTGCGATTGTTCGATAAGATGAATGAGTTCCTCGCGCAGGATGGCCATTTGATTAACAAGGTTATCGGCAATCTGCCGGACGGCGGTGTTATTGTCCGTAATCGATTGATTAACCTGCTCAACGAGTGTGTTGAAATCAGACTGTAGGCCGTCGAGATTGCATCGAATGCACTCAATCAATTGGAGTGTGGTCAACCCGTCACGGTATGTGAACGGAACCGACGTGGGAACACGCACCAGTGGATAGGCGCGTGGCACAAGGGCGTTGACTGACATGATTAATTACTCCCATTCCCCATAGTTATGGTGGTTGTTAAAAATGGTATCATACGAGCCCCATATCTGCATGAAACACGGTTCGAGGCTCCGCACGATTTCCATGTCCACGTTGATAATCGCATTCCGGTACTCCTGTATGAGGCTCATGGCCGACTGGGAGCGGCCCGACGTGTGGGATGAACTCCTGCCGTCTGTCGCGTCATGTTGCCATTCCGTGCTGGATGTGCTATGCGATTGCGACGTGGTGCCTTGCGTGCTATGGCTACTGCCGTCCGTATCCGCCTGCGCCTGATTGGCGTGAGTCGCATACCGAGCGAAGTCGCCTTGTACGCCCGTTGCAGGAACCTCAGAATCATATGACTGGGACTTGGTGCTACTTGAACTAGTGCCGTCCGACGTGCTTTTGGTCGAACTATCCTGAGACGCGCTGGTTTTGCCGCTGGACTGGGCTACCGTGTTGGATGTGTTCTCACTGGTCATGTCCACGGTGTTCAACGGGTCGTATTCCAATGCCAGCGTCCGATAACGCTCATTAAAATACGGCATGATTTCCGCCATCGTCATCCCAAGATAGAAGATGAATTGTTGCGCGGTTTCCTGCCCTATCTCCCTAAGCGCGTAATGGCGAACGATTTTCTCGTTCAACTCGGCACGATGATTTTCATCATAGATCGGGTAATAGTCGGCGCTGAGATGCAGGCTGGAGTCCGTATCGTACCCGAGCGCGATGAGGTTGCCGAGGGTTTCGGTGTACTCTCCGGGCGTTTCCATCGCATAGGCGCCGAAATCCTGTGTCATTACAATACACCTCCGATACCCGCATCATATGAGGCGGGCATATCGATATCCGTCGTACCGCCGGCGCTGGAATCCAGCGCGTTGGGTACGCCGGAGCTTTGCGCGTCCGCATACTCAACCCAGACGTTCAACTGTGGCCACAGGCGGTTGATTTCCGTCGCCGCCGCCTGCCGAGCCTTCAGGAAACTCAGGCGGAACACGTCCGTTTTCTCGTTGGCTTGCGCCACCTCATCCGAGATGAGCCGTTCCTTTTTCTCGGTGCCACTGGACTGAATGCCCAGATATCCCAACACCTCGTTGGTCACTTGCGTTTTCTGTTGGATGAACTTGTCCAACAGGTATGGGGTGGTGTTGGGCCACGGCTGGAACATGCTACCGGGGTCGAGCGAATCATAGCCAACGATATAGTCCTGTCCATCCTGCCGTTGTTGTAGCATGTTCTGCACGGTCAACTTGGTACGCGGGTCGGCGGTGATAATGGTCGGTAGCTTCAGACTCTCCAAGTTCACGTCATACGCCTTATCAATGTCCGACAACCGTCGCGCATACTGCCATAGGATATCCTTGAAACTCATGCGCATACGATTATCCCAAATGGGGATGCACTCCCGGCCCGCCTTGAGTTGCTTGTAATGATAGTTGACTCCGACCGGCTCGAAACACGTCGGATTATTATACACGTTCAACCGGCCTTGATATCCGGCCTGCGTTACGAGAAACCGGCCTATACGTTTGTCCTCGAAAAACAAGGCGCAACCGTATTCGCACAGACACATTTCCAACCATCGTTCATCCACGGTGGGCGGCAGTCCCCGCCAACTGAACCGGTTCAACGCCAGTTCCTCCAGCAAATGATAGTACATTGCGTCAAGGCCGGCGGCGCGCGCCTTCGCGTAGTTGCCACGCGGATGCAACGCGCCCCCGACCCGATTTTTTCTAGACCTGCTCATACTACCATCATATCACTCATAACTGATGCCCGGCAGTGGCTCATTATCCGCCCAATCGGTCACGCCGATATCATCAGGACTGTTCCATACGGTAGTCCCAGACTCGAACACGCCCTTGACGGTCTGCCGATACTGCTCGGGCAAATCACCTCGCACATAGCATTCCTGCATTTGCCAATATGAGAACTTGGTCATACATTCCAGCGATTGCGGCGGCGTGATGAAACGCTGGACAAAATACCCGTAACGTAACATGTACTCCCCGACGCTCCGCAGAGCTGAGGGTGCGCACGTCTTGAATCGAACCAACACCCCGACAATACCGTTCGCAAGATTGAATCCGTCTCCGCCGATAGCACCGGACGTGGTCGGGGGCGTCAACTGCATTTGCTGGACTTGCGCATTAATCCCGGCGATAGTGTTTTGGTAGTCGCCAAACGCGGAACGTTGCGCGTAATCCGCGTTCATATCCGCCATATTTTGGGCCAACTGGTTTGAAAGCGCTGTAGTCTGAGAACCATACGTGTTGGCCTGGCTTGTCGTGGCCGCGTTGGTACTCAGCGAGTTCGCCGTGGAAAGTTGGGCGGCGGTATTGTTGATACTGCGGTTCGCTTCAGTGTTGACACCATTCATGACAGCACCGCCTAATGCCGATACCGCGCCCCCGACATTGCCCGAAGCGGCGTTGCCCGCCACCCCGACCACGCCGTTAACCACGTTATTCAGCTGTGCGAGGTCAGCTCGCTGATTGTTGATATACGTCGTGTTGTCCAGACCGGTGTTAAGCGAGGTCGCCTGTATCGCGTTATTGGCGTTGCGGTTGCCGATAGCGAGTTTGTTGGCTTGGGTATTGTACTGGTTTTGCATGGCCGTGGCCGCAAGAGACTGACTAATGCCCATCTGCGCTTTTTGATACGCCCAGTCAGCTGACTGCTGACTGTAGGAACGAGTGTAGGCACTGTTTGCCATTGCCAACTGAGCACCATTGTTGACTATCACAAATTGAGGGAAATTGCTGATACCAAACGCGGCGTCCAACATCTCCCCGCTATCGATAGGCAACCCATTGTTTCCATCAAGAGGAGCAATCTCGCTTGCACCCGCCTTATTGTACCCAACCGGGTAAAAGTTCAAGCGCGCGCCATTGGGCGCGTAATTATGCACCTCTCTAATAACCAGATTATCGCTTTGGATATTTTCGGGCTTATAGGTGATATTAGTGCCATTCAAACAAGTGCATTCGACAGTGGAATAGGGGTAACATTTGAGTTTTTTAAGGTTTTTATAACGTTCAGGGATATTAAAATTATCACGAAAATCATTGATGGTAATAATGTCTTCATACCTGCTGGGCGCACTTGTGGCCGACTGGGGGAAACGGTAGACACGATTATTCAACTCCGAAGGGAGTGTTTTCCCAAACAGCTTATCTACGACATAGCCGGACTGCTTAAGAAAGTCATCATCTAAAGAGGGTACCATATACATGTTTACAATACCCTGTGTCACCCATGAAAAAGTAGAGCCCACCCCCATAAACACTCGGATAGACTGGATGTCCTTAAAATACAGTATTTCGGCACCGTTGGCCATGTTCTCAAACAGCGAGCCGCCCGCAGTAATGAGAGACGGTTTTTCCTGACTGCCCGCGTCCGCTGACAAATCTACCGTGCTCACGACTATTACGCCGTAATTCAGGTTTTTCCCGTCCATGCCGATAAGAGACTTGTACTGTTGGTTTACCGTCACCATTTCACTACCGGTGTCCAGCCCTTCGGGTAGTGCAAGATAACTACGACCATAATCGGCCATCTGGTTTTCGTTGGCAATGCCGATATGACCGCGCACCACATAACATGAACCAAACCTAAGCACATGCTGGAACGACTGCCAAACGTCCAACTGCACGGTGAGCTGAGTAGTGTACGCATTGATGTAATCCACATGGTTGATGAAATAATACCAATATCGCGGCGACTCCAAGTCGGGATAATCGTTATACACCACGACATAGTTGTAGTTGGACGCCTCATTGAATGGCAGTTCGACGCGCACGGGTTGCCCGAACATGTGCATGACTCCATGCACCCTGTCAACACCGGGCCGTCGGTCGAACCATTCCTGTTGTTTCTGCGGTGACTCGAACCGGGCTAGGTCACGGTAACTGCTATCCCACGGCACGTTACAGAGTTTCAACGACGTGTTTGGCGTCCATTGCGCCCAGTTAAACGTCGCCTCGACGTTAGGGTTGATATCTCTCAGCATATTATCCCTTTCACAAAAAAATAAGGGGAGTGTTTCACGTGAAACACTCCCCCTTTATTGTATCACTAGGATACTGTCACCCGCTTCTCGCCGGATACGCCGAACAGCGTGGCGGTGATATCAGAGGCGCCTGCCTTGACGCCCTTGACGGCACCCGACTCGGACACCGTGGCGTTGCCCGGGGTGTCGGACGTCCATGCGGCCTGCATGGTAACGTCGGCGGTTCGCCCGTCAATCATGGTCGCCTTAGCGGTCGCCTGCACCGTATGATTCGTAGTCACATTCGGGACGGTTACGGCAATCGATGCAATGATGGACGGGTTGAAGCCGATAACACCCTCGCCAACCACCGGCACGTTCAGGGCGGCTGACACGGTGCCCGGCACCTCCGGCGTCGCCGGATCCGTGTACAACGCGGTTGCGGTAACCGGGATAGTGGTGTTCGGCTCGTCGAGGCCGACCACCAGTACGCCGGTGGGCGAAACATACGTGTAATCGCTCAGCGGCTTAACGGTATCACCAATAGCATAGCTTACCGCGTCCGACTTAAACGTGGCCGCACCGTCATTGGTGATGGATGTATCCGCAGTGACCTGCACCGCGCCGCCACGCGCCACATTCGTCGGGGTTTCCGTGCCACCGCCGTACATGGCGAGTTTAAGCTGGAAGGCTGGCGTCTTGGCCGTCGTACCGGCGGGAGCCACCATCTTGGAGGTGGAACCCGCGCCCGTCCAGAACATGACGGCGGGGGCGAAACCGGACACCGAGATAATGTGCTGGACATGCAGATAATGGTTCACCGAATTGATGTTCACCGGGTTGGTCTGCTGGGTCATCTCATTGATAACCGGAATATCAATCAGGAATTTATCCGTGGTGAGAATCGCCTGCACACCGTTCATGCCGAACCTGTCCTGCGGGATAACGATGATCCGGTCGATGGTCGGCTCGGCGTCCGTGCGCTGGAACACGGTCGCGAGACCCTGAACATCAAGCGCGGACTTGACTTCGGGCGAGCAGAACAGCACGAGCTCGTCGGGGCGGGCAAACGTCGGCATGTGACGCGCATTATACCGGGTGGACACGAATTTCAGGGTATCCGCCCATGCGCGAATCTGGCGCAACATATCACGCGCGTCCGTTTCCGAACTGCCCATGTCGTTCAAATCATTTTCCATGTGTACGCGCCAGTATCCGCCAAGCTTAGCGTACTCGACGAACTGGTGGCACATGGCCTCGAACAAGTCAACCTCGGCGGCATTATAGCAGGAGGTGAGAATCTGGGAGGTGAGCGAGGCCAAACCGGTTTCGGACGTGAACGCACGCTGGAGCGTCTTGTCATCCGTGGTCGCCGGATAGAAGTGGGCAAAGTCCAGACGGTGATAGAGGCTATCCACATCGATCTTCCACTTACGGAAATTATCCGCGCCCAAGTATTCCGCGTCCGGGTCATACACCTGTGCGAGCGGCATACCTACGGCGATTTCCTGCCACGTATCACCATACGCCTGAGATGCACGCTGGAACACGCTCAGCGGATTATTCCAACGCCACGTATTCACATACGTGCCGCCGATACGGTTCACCAGCGCCGCATAGAACTCGTTCTTAAGCTGGGTGCTGGACATGAGGGTGGCCATCTGCCTATCCATGTTCATCTGAGTCGCACTTGGCATACGCCGCTGATATTCGGGGGACGCCTCGTTGCGGATCATGTTGAGAATCTGGGCGTTGTTGAATTCGGTGAGCGGGCGAAGCTGTTGCTTCGGCGTCACCACTGGAGTGGTTGACATGATAGTTATCCTTCCTGACTGTTAGTCCTCGAATAGGTCATCGAATGTGCTGTAGGTACCATTGTAGTCATCGTCGGTCATTTCAGCCGATTCCTGCGTCGTATTATCGTCCGGGCCGTCGTTGAGCACATGGTCGGCGGCGGCGTCACGCATAGCCTCAATGGTTTTGGAGAGTTCCGCCACGGTCGCTTCCAAGGCGTCCAACCGGTTGGCCATGTCGCTGGTTTTATCGTCTCCCGCGTCCTCCGGTTCGCCATTGTCCTGCGTTTCAGGCTCCGGGCTTGGTGTATTGTCGCCGGTCGGCTCGGTGTCCGGCTCGGTGTCGGGCGTGGTGTCCGGTTCATTGGTTTCGGTGTTGTCCATAATCACCTCTTAAAGTAAGTGGCATGGCGGCAATCACGCCGCCATGCCGGTTTGCTAGGCTGTGCGGGTTCCCTCGCCGTCGCTGGGCGCTGGCTACGCACGTCTACATCCGACCAACTCGCCTCACCGATTTGCCTGCCGGTCGGGCCATCGAATCGGCTTGGGACGCACACCCCGCTACCGGATATTATAGCATAAACGTATGGCCGTCATCATTGAGGTGACGTGACCCCGGCAGAAACTCATCATAGGGGATGGGGGCGGCTCGATGCACGCCACTCAACCGCATGACGGTATCGCCGCCCGTTTCCACGCCGCAATATTTGCGATTGCCGAGGATACGGAGCCTGTCATAGGTGTGGTCGTTTTTCCACGCGCCTAGTTTTCGGTCATCCGTTTCCATGCCTGCGGGCGCGTCCAGTTCTTCCAGTATCATGCCGTCGGTATCGGCGTAGAGCACGCGCTCGGCGTTATCGTTCATGGCGCGGGATAGTATTCGCCGCCCGTAGGCGTTGACATATGCGGCGGTCGGCAACCATGCCAGACTGTTGGCCGACTCGGGTTTGTCCACGATAAAATCCACACCCCCGTCTACGGACGGTTTCGGATGCAACATGGGACGGTAGAGCGAGGCACCGAACTTCCCTACCAGCGAGTTCAACAGCAGTTTTGCCATCTGCCTGCGCTCACCCGTCGCGGTTTGTTTCACGTGAAACCATTTGTCCACGTATGTGTAGTAGAGTCCGTGTGATTTGCGGAACTTCCAGCCGCCGACATGCTCCCACACGTGCACGTCATAGTTTTCGGTCAATGTTTCCCAATCCACATCCGTGACCGGCATGGTTACGACGCCTAACGTACTGTCCAGACGTTCGCCCTCATACCCCCATACGGGTAGGATATTGGTGAGCGTCGCCGTTTTTCCCGTTTTCAACCTTGCATCAAACGTAATGACATCGATATGGAGCGGATAATCATTGTCGTGTCGATATTCGCCGTCATACCATATTGGCGAGCCTACCGGCATGGGCGAATCACGCATGATACTCGGGTAGAGACTGTTCACATCCCAGCTTCGGCAATCCCTGTATTCGCCCGGCCTGCTGTACACTATCGCCCCATAATAGGCGGGGCGCATTCGATGATAATCATCCCTATCCAATGGTGGAAAATGACGTTTGAATCCGGCGTAATCCCCGTCGATATAGTCGTTCATCGCCATAGACGCTATGGTCGTGCCCTTGAGGTGCAGGGCGGCGCATTCCTGTGCGATGTTCCACGTGGTCTCCAAGTCAGTGGTTCCTTCGAATGTTTCACGTGAAACATTCAACCCATCGTCGCGCGTGATATTGCGCACGTCCACAAAATCCACGGTGATACCGCCCATACGCACGCGGAAACTGTAAAAATGGCCGCGAATGTTGAACGTACCCCACACGCCATCCTTGGCCGGATTCGACTGCAAGGGGAGTCGTTTCAACAGTTCGGCGGCTATGGGCTTGATATCCTGCCACCCGTGGGCGCACCATACGCGCGTATGATGATCGAGCATGGTGAGACGAATAACGGCGCTCCCCGTCAATGGTTCCATACCGTCATCCGTCAATAGTGTTGCGCCGTCTGTTGCCGCCATTCGACGCTCTTTCATGATTCCATCCCTTTAGTGTCGTGCCGCGCTGGTCATCCATTCATCAAATCGCGTCTCTACATCACCCGCGTCCGCCTTCGTCTCCCATTTATGTGTCTTATCATTATACCATGTAGCCTCCCGCACCACGGTGCCAAAATTCGTGTTGTTTATCAACCATCGTTTTTGACGGTTCGATAAAGACGCGAATTTTCGGGCGATATTGGCGTCGAATGCTTCAAGCTGTTGTTCGACCCTATCAAAATCCGCAACCCCCTCGTTCTCGGGGATTTTCCCGGTGCCTGCACGTAATGGAGCGCGTCCTACAAGCCCGGCGTATTCGAGTATCTCCCGTTCAAGCCTCCTCCTGCCCCCTTCTCGTATCATCATACGCGCGTGGCTCATGCCACGCTCCGAACCGAACACGTTCGCACGGTTGCGTGTGAGTTCGTCACGCGCCGAACCGCCAACCGTATGAGTACCCAACACATCGAACGGCGACTCTCCCGCGCGTTCCATCTCACGAATCTCGCCCACCGTGTAACTGGCCATGATCGAAGCCTCGAATTGTTGGGCACGTTTGATTTTCCGCCGTGCCTCGATACGGCGGCGCTGTTGCTGTCGTAATGTTTTCCGACGTTTCGACGGGGCGGCGGCGATTTCCGCGTCGGTAATCAACGGACGCGCCGCCAGTTCCCTATCAAGTTTCGTGACATGCACATCCGGGACAACCTGATAAGGCTCGTTGTCCCGGGCCCTTAATGCCTGCTGTTGTTCCCCGAATTCCTGTCCGATACGGCGCGCTACCTGTTCGAGTTGCTGGGCGCTGAGTTTTCCCAGAAACGTTTCAGTGATTTGCTTGGGGAGGTGTCCGGTACTATAATCCCTGACCGCTTGCTCTCGGCGTACCTGTGCCGACCTTATGGCAGCGTTGCGTTTCAGATTGTTGGCGCGTCGTTTGTTTTTACGTTTTGCCACGGCCCCTCCTCTTATGAGTGTAAAACACCCCCCGCCGTAAGGATGGAAAACGGCGAGGGGTGAGTTTGGCGGCAACATCCCTATAGGGACATTACCATGTTACCGTATGATGTGGACATTCACGTTACTTGCGCTTGTCTTCCGACACCAGTTCAAGATCGAAGAACTTATAGCCACGGCGACTCTTTTTCTCAACCACCTTAAGCACAAGAGGATGATTCCACGTGTCCGGCGTGCCGAAGATGGCGAACAGGTTGCCAAAAGCGTGCGCCAATGTGGGGGAGGCGGCGGCGAAGTCGCCTTCCTCCGCGTGGATAACGACGCGGGTGGAAGAGTTGATTTCACCCGTCTCCTGATTAGCAACCTCAATGGCCTGAGCAAGCACGTTGGTCACATGCAATGGCTCATTAAGGTGTTCATCCACCTTGTCGGAGGTCTGCATGGCGCTATACAACGCCATTTTACCATCCATAGTAGTGGTGTCGAAGAAATGGGATACGGCGTTAGCGCCGTTAGCCGCAAAATTGTTGCCGTTTGCTACGGTGAGTTCGTTGTCAGCCATGATTATTGTTGCCTTTCCTTATATGGGTTGGTAATTATTCTTCTTCGGAAATGATATCATCTTCAACCACGTTGCCGTTGACCGACCCCGGATAGTCGATAATGGTATCATCCCCAAACTCACAATTAGCCCAATAGATTGCCTCGTCCAAGCGCGTCGCCTGAGCATGATACTCGGCGGACATGGGAAGCATGTCCTTGTTGATCTTACGGGCTTTCTTCATTGCCATTTCAGGCGTGCGAAACGCGCCATCCACGACCACCTCGGCGTCAACAAGTTCCCCGTTTTCGCCGCGCGTGACACCGTGCACAATACTATAGTGCTTGGTTCGCTTAATATATGCCATAATCATGCCGCCTTTTCTTAATGTTGCTGTTGCTGTGACATTCTTGCAATGTCTTCATCACTATACCGTGCGTCGGTCAGATTGTCAAAACGGAGACACGCAATTTTTATGATGGTCTGAGCGAACCCAGCACCCTCCCAAGTCCTGCACATCTCATAGCATGACGCGCCCTTGACATGACAGACAGCACACCACGCCACCATAGCCGGACAGTAAATAAGCCCGGACAACATTTCAACATCCTGCGTTCGTGATAACGCGTCGTACATTGACGAACTTGGCGAGATTCCCAGACAAATGTCCGCCGCGTGTTCGATACTATCGACAAAAGCCACCTGACCACCCTGAGGCTTATAAAAATCCTTAAGCAGTGCTATAGTACGACAAAACGTTTCCCAATCGCCCTCACCACGGTTATACTCCCGCAAGTGCAGGTTACGCCGACGGCCACGAATAACACGGCGCACACGGTCATCGTCCAAAACACCGTCATCAAACCAATTAGTACGGTCATCACCGCTCTTCATTTCTCACCCCCGTCATCCCACAAATTCAACCGCAT